CCAAACGTTAACAAACAATCTGTTATGCAAGGCAACTACAGAACAAAAGTTACCATCAGTAGTAACACGCGACCAAGACGCTCGTTTCTCAGCGCGGTTTGAGCTAAACAAAGCCATATCACCACTGCCCAAGGTCAGTGCCGCATAAGAATCAGGCAGACCAAAGCCGCTGTGGGCAACTGCCATACACTTGGGGTCATCTATTAAATGAGAGGCAAGAGTAGATACAGATGATGCTGTGTAAGCGTCTTCTGAATCAGTATAGATGTATTCACGAATAATTTTACCGTCATGTTGCGCAAAAATTGTTGCACCATCAATAGAATTAGGCTGCACAAACTCACAGCCGTAAGGCGTTTGCTTACGAATCTGTGCATTTGTTGGTGTAATTGCTTGGTTAAGGTAAGTTGGAACGTAAAGCTCACTATTTGCAGTAAATACCTGCAAATCACGGTTAGAAACGAGATATCTAATCTCGTTTACATCACCAGTAGCAGCCACAAGTTGAATGGACTCTGTATCTTGAGCTGTCCCCACATCAAAGTTAAAAAACCTACCAATCTGTGACATCCAAATCTTGTCTGGTTCAGCAATAGTGCCGCCAAAACAAAGTCTATTTTCATGAAAAGTAACAGCCGCAGGGTATCCGCGTTTTGCAGACCAAGCTTGCTCATCCCAATTTGTTGTAGGTGCATGGCAAACAACCTTTACATACCCACCGCCATCTTCTGTAGTGTTTGCATTCCCACCAGCAGTAAAAGTGTAGGTATTCTCATCAATTATTTCACCAACAGTACGAGCGCCGTTTAAGTTGCCAGCATTAATCCCACCTAACGCAGACGCTTCTTCAATAGTAATTGATTCACCGCCCTCAAAACCATGTGCAATCTGCGTTACCTCTACTGTAGCAGAGCCATCAATTGTACGAAATGGATTCAAAGTCTCAAGGCGAATACGAAGTTCATCAACTACGTCGCCAACAGCAACCGTAGCTGTTCGCACATGAGTAATTTCTATTTCAGCATCGCCATAACGAATAACAGATCCAATGTGAGTAGGCTCTGTAATAAGATCGGCAACACCTGTGCCGCTTCCAGCGCCAGTAGCTTTGAATATTTCACCTACTGTATTTGAGTTAGCACCAATAGCTGTAAAATCTGTAGTTCCAACAGTATCAATTTTATAATAGTTATTCGTTACAAAACTTCCCGCATTTACATCAGCAGTAGTTACAGAGCCAACATCCCAATAGTCTACACTTGTTGTAAGCGTAATATCTGTACCAGTTGTAGCAGATGGGTCAAGCGTCACGCCTTGCGCATGAAACCGTGTATAAGGTTGATAGGTAACATTGTTATCAGCTCTTGTATCAAAGCTGTAAGTATCAATCTCAAAGCTTGTTAGGCTTGTTCTGCTTAGAACGCGTGGAGCAAACAATGGATGACATATAAACATTGCATCGCCATATTGAGCCGTTGTGTATTCTTGTAGGTACTGTTTATTAAATGGCAAAGTGTTTGAGTCTACATCAGCGGTAAGTGTAGATACCAAAGTAACATTGCCATTTGTTTCTAACTGAAAGCAACGAACCTTTTCATGCTCAATCGAAATAACGTATTGCTCATTGTCGTCAAAAATAAACTTAAACAAATGTGATTGAGCAGGGTTATTTGCATCGTATGCAATATTATAATTGTAGATATGTTTTAGACCCTGTCGTTTTTTAGCAGAGCCTTCAGCCATAACCAACATATTTTCTAATCTTTGAACAGATTGAGAATAGATAGTAGTATCTGTTCTCATCAATAAAGAATCACTCACCTCACCATACTGAAAGCTGTTGGTTGGTACTCTAACTTTCTGCATTAGCTAAGCCTTTGTGTAATAAACCTCGATGTGTTTAACTTGCGGGTTGTTTGCTGCTGAGAATCAATCTGCCTTGCTTTAGTAAATAACAGGTTTGCCTTTTGTTCCATAAGCTGTGCAAGTTGTGCATCACGCGCAAGCGTAATTGCAAAAGTGCCAGCAAGAGAAAACTCAACTGCTGTTGTAAAGTAAGAGGGCCAGTCTGATTCTGGCGATCTCTCTACAAAGTCCAAAACAAGAGTGCTTGTCGATACTTCGTTGCACAAAAGTTTGTTTTGATAAATGTCGTATTTAATAGGTATATCATTAACAGTCACTGCAATTGCCGTAATGCAAGACGAAGGAATATGATATTGAGCATCAAATCGTCCAGTAGGTTCTGCGTCTAATCGTGTTAATGTGACCTGTCTTGTAGCAAAGCGCCAACGATGCGAAGCAAATGATGCCTGAACAATGTCTTCATACAAAGCGTTTGCTACCTTTGCCTCTGATGTAGAATCAGTAAAACTAGATATAGAATCAGCGCCCATTAAAAAGAGCGCATTGCTTGCAACGTCTAAAGCGGAATTTGCTACCTTTGGCATAAGCAAGTATGGGGGCCGAAGCCCCCACCCCTATTAGTCAGTGTCAGTTGCAGTAACTGTCAAGCCATCGGTTACGTCAATAGCAGACGCAGATACGTCTTTTGCGTAAACGATTGACATAACAGGTGTGCCACCTGTTGATGTTACAGCGATGATTGGGTCAAGAGAACGAATCATGCCGATTGCATCATTGAAATAACCAGCAGTGTTTACTGTCGCAATCGTGTCAGCAGTTGTGTAGTGCCACAAGCTAACACCAGAACCACCACCAATACGAGTTAGATTTGCTGAATTATAAGCCATGTCTAATCTCCTTAGTTATTGTCTAGGACTTCGTAGACACCATCGTCGTCGATGACTACAGAACCCATTGACATCATTGATGTGGTTAGGTGAGACACCTTCTCTGGAACGTAGTTGACTTCTGTCGTTACGTCAGAGTTGATAGCCAAACCAACCGCAGATGTGTGGTATGCAAAGTTTTTACCACCAGCAACCGCAGACGTTGAGAAGAACTTGAAGCCCAAGAACTCTTTCATTGTCATGCCGCCAGCAAATGGCAAGTTGGCTGGGCCAACAAAGTCTGCTGATGCAAACTCATTAATTGCATATAGGTCAGCAAAACCAGCTGGAGACATAGCAACGTAACGGTTGCCATCTTCTGGAAGGTCTGCATTTCCAAATGTTTCAAAGATTTGCAACACGTCTGCTTTTTCAAGAGCAGATGAAGCGTTGTGAATCTGTGTTGCATTAGCACCTGCGTCTAGCGCAGTAGTGATAATCTCGTCAGTCTTACGACCAAGTGCTGCCGCTGCTGATTGCGCAACTGCCTGACGCTCGTTGATGTTTGTTTTCAAAACATCAAGTTTGTCAATGTACTCTGGTGCGTAGAAGTCTTCTACTGTGACTTCGACTGTGGTGTGCAACAACTCCATAGGAGTTACGTTACCATTGCGAGATTTTGTGTTTGCTGAACCTTTACCGATTACTTGGAATCGTGCAGTTGAACCAGTCACATTTGTTGTACGAACAGTGTTCCGTAGCTTGGAACCCATGCGTTGGTACTCCATGTGAACCTCTGATTCGAACTGTTTGATAAAGGCTGTTTCGATTGTATTAGCCATTTTTCAGTCCTAAATTGAAGTTTCACTTTCTACGGGTGTCCGCTAGACCACTTCAACTTGGGTATCCTTTCGGGCCAATCAGTGTATTACGGGCCGTGGTGATTTATCGTAAACACAATTTCCCCCTAAATTGCAACGAATAAATTCAACATACTTGTTTTCACCACTCATAATTGTACCTACTGGCTCAAATCCAAGCCACACAGCCCAATTAACCATACCTTCATAATCAGCAAGTATTGTCATAGTCATATGCTCATTTGCAGACGACAGGTAACTAACTAGCATTTTCGAACCACGCGCTAATGTCATATAGTTTTTCATTGCCTCTTGCATAAACAGGGCAAACATCTGCGGATAATCTTGATCTTCAGAGTACCACAACCCACCAACAAACAATATTGGGCCACCTTCTTGACGCACAACGTAAGCCTCAGACGTTTCGTACATCTCACTCATAGCCTCACGCATATTGGTATATCCAAGCAATCTTAGCTCCCTGCGATTTTCAGGTGCTAAGTTCTCAGCAATTTCATCTAGGTGAAAAGGCGAAAGGGGCGTCATGTAGAACGCCCCTCTTTTTAAAATTTTACTCTCTGTATAGCTCTTTGAAACCATCATCTACCATCTTTATGAAACTAGGGTCTTTGTTATAGCCACGATAGCGATCATCAGCCATCATTTGCTGAAGCTCATGAATATTGTATTTAGGCGATGCTTCAATTTGTGAGCTAAAGTTACCATCTTTCATTTTGTCCATTATGACTTCTAGTGCAATAATACCCTCATGGGATTCACACATACGCTCAATCGCTGGCATTGCTTCTTCAGGAAAGAACTTGTTAGCAAAAACAGAAGCAGCTTCAATACGCGCATTTGCGTTATCACCTAGCTTTGTAGATTCAGCTTCTAAGTCTGGTTCTGCATTGCCAATTGCTTTGGCATACATTTCAATGCCTTGCTCAAATTCTTCTTGGCTAAAGCCATTTTCAAAAGAATGCTCTGACCACCATTGCAATAATTCGTTATCTACCGCTTCAGTTTCGTCTAAACTTTCTGGAAGCTTATAATCGCCAACAGTTTCTGGGCGATCTGCAAATGCTTCATTCTGAATTTCTTCAATGATGGACTGACGAATTTCTTCGTCTTTCGCCCCAAGTTTAGAGGACAGCTCACTGTATGACTTTGCTAAATCTTCTGGTGAATTGAACTTTTCAGGCAACCAATCTGGACGTTCTTGCGGCTGTGTTGCTTGCACATCTTCCGCTGTTACAAAGTCACGACCATCTGCGGTTGCTGCTTCGACTGCTGCTTCTTCACTCATTTCTTCTTACTCCTATGTGCATGAGCAATACGTTGCTCAAGTATTGCAACGATGTAAGCTTGACCTGCTGCATGAAATAGTTCGTTTGCTTGAACGTTTGGCCCATGAGCCGTTTCAATAGTGATTGAACGCAAATAGCGCAAAACTTCTTTGCCTGTAGGGGACTCAAACAAATGCGCTACGTTTTCACTAATAATAAGATCGGCTTTAGCTGATCTCTGAATACCATCAATTCCGATGTTAACCTTGGCTACCAACGTCTGCTCCCTGCTGTTGTGCCATTTGCTGCATCATTGCAGTTATTTGTCTACGCTGTTCTTCATCACGAATCAAGGTGTCAGGGACACCAAACTTTTCAGCAAGTACAACTGCGGTCTGCTCAGGGTCAATCAGAACAGGCAAAAGCTGTGGCCCAAGATAGTTATTCATAGTCTCCAAGAACCTTGCAATACGCGCAATATC